TCCTCCTTCAGCATATCTTTCTACTTCTCCTCCAGACCTCATAGACTTAGGCATCATAGAGCCAATGCCCTCAGAATCTGCGCTTGCTGGAGCCATAGCTTCTGGCATACCCATCATACCTGATTGAGGCACACCTGCTGATGCTACGGCTTCTTCTGCTACTGTAGGTTGGTTTTGTGCTTGTCTAGCTTCTAAGTCACCTTTAACTCTTTTTCTTCTGTTTAGCTCAGATAAAACAAGAAACTGTGGTGTAGTTCCACTAGGTTGTTGCATTTCTTTTACAAGTTGATCTTGAGAGAAGTTTTTTAAATCATCTTGAACTTGTAATAGATTCATCATTATCCTGTTATCCCTTTATATAAACCAAGACCAGCTATACCTGTTCCTAATAAGTCTTGGAAAGGGTCTCTGTTTTGTAGCTTGGTTGTCTCTGTAGACGGTTGAACTGGAACACCTCTTAATATTGAAGATAAGAATGTAAGGTCTTCTCTTGGCATATCTCTTTGCCTTACAAAGTCTTCATATGACAAGTCTAGTCCTGCTTGCTCTCTAGCCATTCTATCTTTTGATATCTTTTCTAGTAATTGAGCTGACTCTATATCACCTGCTCTTGCCTTTTCACCGAGTGCAGCAAGCTGCGCTGATTGACCAGACAAGCTTTCTGCGGCAGATAAACCCATTTTTTCTGCTTGCGCTCTAGCATCTCTGTCTGCTCCAAACTGTTGTTGAGCCTGCTCAAATGCTTTTTGCTGACCTGTAGCTTGTATTTCTGCAAGTTGTCTTTGTAAACCTTCACCTGCTAATGCTTGTTGAACACCTTGTCTAGAGCCACCAAATGCACCAGCTTGATTAGCCGCAAAGTTACGATCAGCTTGGCCTCTGTTAAAATCTAATACAGCTTGATTTTTTTGTACGTCTAATACGTTTTGTAAATATGGAGACATATATTTTTGAGCTTGTGCAGAATCAAAATCTTGAGATTGATATCCCATACCAGATAAAGCTCTGTTCATACCAGCAGATGTACCCGCTTGAGCAGTGTCTAATCCAGCTATACCACCTTCTGCGGCTGCTCTTGCCATCTCTCTTGATCTTGCAGTATCTGTGTTCTCATCAGCAAGTCTTTGTCCTTCATATGGAGTGTATTCACGCTTAGACTCAGCTTCAGCCCTTTTCATCATGTCAATGGCATATGGCTCAAAGTATTTAGGTAAATTACTTTGTACTATATTTTGCTCTGTTTGTTGTGGCGGCGCCTTAGAACCTTTACCCATTATCTATCTCCATTTTGTAAGCAATATAATCTGGCTCCCAGTTATATCTTTTTAATACTCTACCCCATGCTTTTCTACCATAACCCTCTAAAGCACAACAGTCACAGTCTGTAGCAAATTTTGTTAATTTTTCCATAGCAAGTGGCATCCATTCAGCCATTCTATTGCCACCTATCCAATCCATAGCTAAAGATTTCTTGTTAGGATATGCAATTACTCTTGTTGTTATACCAGCTACCACCTTGTTTCCTTCTAATTCTTTGTCTATAGCAAGCCATAAACTATAAGTGCCATTCTCTATATCACGGTAAATATCATCTATGTGAAACTTACCATTACTTGTAGCAACTGCCTTTGCAAGCATCGAAGCTACATCCTGCCAAACAACGTCTAGAGCTTCTCTAGGTATTGCTGTAAAGATCATGCAGGTAACATCATCTCGTCAGGTATCGCAGGTGGCTGTGTAGTACCACCAGTTCTTAATTCTCTAACTCTATCCATCATATCTTCTAACTTATTAGAGCCTGCATCAGATGAGCCGTTTCCTATACCACTAACAACATCAGCAGGAACAACAAACTCCCCGTCACTAAGTAAAACATCTTGATCACCTTCCATAGTAGCCGGAACCATATCTGCCATGCCATCACCAGCACCTTCTATCTTACCATCTCCTTCTTGCGGACCAGCTGGAATGTCACCAGATTGAACTCTTGCTACAAGGTCTTGTAAGGCCTCTTGACCAAACTGTGATACAAATTGTGCTAGTATTACTTTTTGTTGATCAGGGTCGCTTATTTCGCCTTGTATAACGTCTATAGCACCACTTATTAGCTCTTTGTCATTCATGCCATCTTCAGTCATGCCACCAAGACCCATATCCATAGGAGACATACCCTCTTCTTCTAGTGGGCCGCCTTCTGCATAGTTCTTTGCAATCCTATAATCAAACTCACCTTTTTTGCCTCCGTCATAACCCATCTCAGGAAACACTGATGTGTTTTTAATAGGCATCCCTCTTGGCATTACAGGATCATCTTCTGGTTTTTTGTATTCTGGCATTTGCATTGAGCTTGCTGCTAAACCACCAAGACCTGCTCCTATTGCTTCTGGTCTAGTTAAACCTGACATAAAACCGCCAGCTTCAGACATTGGAGCATACCCGCCTACACCACTAAAGCCGCCACCTGCTGGTCCTGTAAGATCAAAACCAAATCCAGCATTAGGTGGAGGAGGTGGACCCATTTTACCCAATGCATCAGATGTACCCGGCATACCGCCACCCATTTGACCGCCTAAGTATCCGCCTAATCCACCAAGAGCCGCACTCTGTAATGCATCTTGTCCGCTACCACCTTGTAATAACGTTCCTATCCCCGTTCCTAAAGCAGATGCCATAAAGGCAGGCATAACAGTTGCTGGTATTAATGAGGATGCTGCCATCCCTAAGATTGCTGGTAACATATTACGCTCCTACTGCTTTCATTCTGCTTATTAATCTTTCTGCTCTATTAGGCACTTGCACTCTCCATTTTGAGTCATGCATCTCTTTTGATGCAGATTCCCAATCACCTTTATTTACAGCCAGTTTCAGTTTACTAAACTTTGAGAGTCTTGTGTACCCCAAATTATACATCATATTGCATAATATTAATTTTACTTCTTCTGGTAGCTTATAAAAATCTTTATATAATTTTTCACAATCTTCTATTGTTCCTAGTATATCATCATTAAAACAACTGTTTATACGCTTCCTGCTTACTGGTGTACCAACAGGCATACCATATTCTGGGTCTGTCTTTTTTACAAGGTGACCTATTCCAAAAGTTGGTAATTTTAAATGATCGAGGTATATTTCAGATACATTACCCTCGTCTGCTTCTATCTCTTCTCTTAATTGTTCTATATCCAAGATTATCTCCCTTGTCTTTTTCTTAAACAGTTTACATGTTTGTAATAAAAATAATTACCTATTTTGTTAAAAAACTTTGATAACGTAAGCCAATGCCACAACATTATTTAGTTAATCCTTTTTGCTTTTCATATGTCCTAAGTGTTCCCAAACCAAGCATCCCCATCAAAACCGTCATAAGTGAACCCATATCAAAACTTGGCAGTTCTGGTATAACCACGTCTAAATAAGCACACACAAATATAGTAACGGGCGCAAGCACGAAATGCCAACATAGGGCAATACCACATGTCCAACCAATAAAGGGGCGCCATCCGGCAACAAAGATCGATTTATGTTTCGCTTCAGTCTGATTTATAGCTAACTGACCTTTTGCCAGTTCCTGTGCATGATTCTCTGCCATAGTTGCCACCTCATGTGCCAACTTGTTCTTCATGTCCTTATCTTCTATAAACTTACCAAGAAGATTAGATACAGGTCCTATTAACGCCGTAAGCATGTGCATTCCTTCCCTTTAAACTTGCTGTCTATCCATACTTTGCCATAATAAAGCACAAATAACCAGACAGTAAATAAAACGCCTTCAACATAACTTAGCTCATTCCAAGCATCTAATACCATGTTTTCCATTTTAATCTCCCTGCTGGTAGTTTTTTACATTGATATCTAAATGGTTTCCATAAAGGATATGACCTATTAACTTGTCTGCTAATAGCCAAAGCTCTTTGTTTACAATCAAACTCTGTTTCATAAGGTCCATACTGATCCTCTAATGTTACGCAACTATTAGGCGCTCCAATTACGCACATAGTTACCAAAGCTTTAAACATATTATAAAGCGCTTTGTGGCGTTCTATGTAAAGCAAACTCTTGTATGCTTGCTATAACATGCAATCTACCACCTGTAGCCGCTGTTGCTTTTAATATGTCTCCACTTTGTAATACTAAATCTCTTGTTAGCAGTTCTATTGATGTATTTGCTGCAACCGCTTTAACTTGAAATAAACTAAATGCCTGACCAGTAAGTGTGCCAGTTGAGCTTAAACCATCTCCAGTAATCGTTAATGTTATTGTATCTGCACTGCCAGAATCATTAGATACTATTATACTACTTACAACAGAAGAGTTAAAATCTGCGTTAGAAGGCGCTGTATATACAGTTGTTTCAGCAGTTGTTGTTAAGTCAACTTTAGCGTTTGTAAGACCTTGAACATATTGTGGTATACCTACAACTAACATTATCTTCTTCCATCTGGCACCACATGTACTTGCGGTGTTCCTAACTTAAATTTTGTTCCTACAGTAGTAGACTCAACTCTAAGAGCAAATGTTCTGCCTCTAACTCTTAAATCAAGTTTCTCAGTATATGCTTCTACAGGACTTGTTGCTGATCTTTGAGTTGTATCTGTATCAGTTTGTGTAAAGCCTGATCCAGAATATGTTCTTGCCTTAACAGTAAAATCTACACTTGGGTTAATAGATGTAGAGCCACTAAAGTTTATATCTGGTACTATTCTATTAAGGAAACCCATTCTACCTGCATCACCTAAAGCCATAGGACCAGACTCAACAAACGCTGTCATAGCTGACCCGTCATCATCAAATCCAACTTCATGATTGTATAAATACTGCCCACCAGTTGCCACAGGTAAGTTTTTTATACCTCTATCAAGCCATGCTTGCCTTACTAAATTTCCAAAATACCAAACGTTTTCTAAATAGTTATAAGTAACATATTTGTCTATTTCTACACTACTTGCACTAGGATAAAACCAAGTAATCTCACTAAACTCTGAATTAACACCTGCATGCACTTTGTCTCTTTCTTCAAAGTTAAAATCCAAAAACACTTTGTCTTTAACAGAGCATGGTATTTGTTGTGTCTGACCTGTATACATATAAAATGTATCTACTCCCATCCAAAAGACACTGTCGTCAACAGCTACAGCTGATGAAGGACTCATAATAGTTATGTTTTTAGATAATTCTTTTATACCAAATGTAAAAGGAGGACCAATAAATCTCATAGAATGTAAACTTTTATTAGTAAAAACTAATATTTGTTCTTTTGTTTCTACTGCCTGTACAAACTCAGAGCCTCCACCAAGCCTAATATCACCTGCTGTATTTGTAGTAGTAGGGAACCAATCAACAGGATTTTCTTGTGATGAAAATCTAATTAACAAAGGGTCTTGTACACCATTACCTTGTGTTGATGTAAGACTAGCGCCTAATCCGTCACATCCAAAAGCAATAACATGCCTATCGCTATCTGATACCATTACTTGTTTGGCTACAGTTGGCACGCTTCTTTCTCCAGAAAATATAGTAGTGGCACTAAGTTCAATCGCTCTAGCAGATACTCCAGAAGTTTTGTCCCAATAAAATAAACCACCATCTCTTGGATTAATAATTAAATCTTCTCCAAAATTATCATGCGACCACAATCTAATTTGCGCCCCAGAAACAGTAAGACTTGATGCATTACCCCATCCAACAAAATCATTAGAAGAGTCTTCGTTTCCTACAGCTAATCTAACAAGTGTATTATCTGCATGAGTTGCTGCTGTAGTACCACTTGCACCTCTTGTTGATGGGCCACCACCAGTGCCAAGAGTGTTTGATGATAATGTGCCAACAGTTATTAATTCATTATCTACTAATATTAAATCGCCTGCTATAATGCCTGTTGAGCTATCCACATCTATTGCAGTTTCACTTGCGTCTAAGGCTTCGTTAAGTTGCGTTGCTAAAGCGCCAGATGTTGTGCCGCTCCACTGTCCTGCTCCCCATCCAGTTCCGCCAACTGTAACATCAAGACCTGTATTTATTTGATATGTACCAACAATGCTACCACCACCATTGCCCGTATCAGAACCATTTGCTGCTACAGAGGATGTAATTGTATAAGAATTAGAACTTATAATTGATACAATTTTATATTCTATATTTAGTATAGCTGCTGTTATTGTACCACCTAACGTGGCTGCACCAGAAAAGGTTACAAAATCATTCTCATTTGCGCCATGAGCAGGGTCTATAACAGTTAATGTAGTTGATCCGTTTGTTGCAGAAAAAGTTACATCACCTGCTGATGTTGTATTTCTTATTGGTGTTATGTCGTTAAATAACTGACCTTCTTCTATATAATATTTTAAATGAGTACCTATCCCAAGAAAATCAGAACCGTCTAAGGCAACCCAATTAACTAATCTTCTAGCAGAACCTTCATATGTACTAGTGCTATATTTAGACCAGCCTCCAATTTTTTCTGGTGTTCCTAATCTAAATCTTATTTTATCACCATCAACAAAACCGCCTTCATTACTGTAAGGAGTAATGTCTGAAGATATACCTGCTTTGAATGTTAATTTATTTAATGGCATTAGAACGCACTCACTGATTTAGTTCCCGTGTAAGCGTCTTCATTAACGCTACCAGTTCCATCATTAATATCTTTTAGAGCAAAAGGTCTACTACTGCCATCATTGCCAGATATTGTACCAGTTAAACTAAAAGAACTGTCTGTTGAATTTCTATCTACTTGATTAGTTGCACCTGCTGATACTGTTGCATTAAAAGGATCGCTACCAGATAATACACATGATATTGCTAAATTATTTGTAAATATAAATCGTCTACCTGCTGTTGGACCTACAACATCTACGTTTTTAATTTGGTTAAACGCTCCACGACCACCTATTATAGCAACAACTGCTTTACCTGTTGACGAGTCTATAAACATCTCTATTGCAAAAGTACCACTATTACCATTGTTCACACCAACCAAAGCACTGTTCCATCTCATAAAACGATATGTGCCACCAGCATGAGAATGTGTTGTGTTTGTATCTGGTTGATCTGCTGATACTCCATCAAATGTACTTGGACCACTAGGTCCTACAATAGCACCACTTATAGGTGTTCCGTCTTCTAAAAACGCATGTGTAAAAGACATGGCAAAATCTGATCTGTTTATATTAGTAAGTCCTACACCTCCGAAAAGTGTTGCATAACCTGTGGAAAAATAAGTACCACTCACAAGCAAATCTGCAGCACTTCCAGTATTTGGTTTTGTAACTCTATCTGTGCCATCTCCAAAACTAGTACCACTACCTGCACTTCTATTATCGTCAATTAATGCTGTGTCAAAAGTGTGTGTATCAGTCTGCACTACAACTGTAGAATTGTCGGCTTCACTGATTGTAGTATTAGCACTTCCACTAGACGTAAATGTCTTTAAAGTAGATTGCACGTTACCACTACCTTTTAGCTCAAGTGTTGTACTAGAGTTAGTTGTAAGAGGTGATCCGCTAGAGTTTGTTATATTATTACCATTTGTATCAAGTATTATTTTCTTATGTGCAGAGTCGTTATTCATTTGTAAATTACCTGTAACAGCACCAGACAACTTAAATAACTGAACAGGCAATTTACTTTTTGCAGTACCAGCCTTATCATTTAAAACACCTGATGAACTTACTTCAGTAAATCCTACGTTTGATATTAATGGTATTGCCATGTATCACCTAATATTTAATTGATTCTACAAAAGTAAAAATAGTTCCATTTTGATTTATAGCTATTGCAAAAGAAGCTGAGTTACCAAGACTTACACCTTGTGAGTTAGAAGGGTAACTTAAAGTTAATGTATTAGAAGAACTTGTTTTATCCACAATTATATATTGACCTATTGCCAAACTACCTATTGCTAAAGTTAAAGCTACATTGTTACTAGACGTATCTACTTTTTGATATATTGACTGTGCAGAAGATGGTGTAAGTGTAGCAGACGAAGATGTTATAGCACTTGGTACTGTTACAAGATTAGCATTAAAATATGTAGAAAACGTAGCAGCAGTAGTTTGTCTCATTGTGCCACCGTCATTAGTGACAATACCATCACCTGCGGCAACGGCTGTTGTTCCAGCACTTGTACCACCATCCATAAGATTAAGCTCTGTAGCAGTAGAAGTAACTTTAGTTCCACCATAAGCCAAGCCATCTAACAAATCAGTTACGGCTGCACCCGATCCTGCACCATCTGCAAATATTAATGCTTTAGACCCCGTTGGAACAGATACATTAGCACCTGATCCTTGTGTAAATGTAGCTGTTTGTCCAGAGTTGTTATGTACAAAATACATCTTGTCCTGATC